TCAAAAAAAAAATATACCCCCCGGGGGTACCCCATAATGAGTCTGCTCACACTTTCTGCTCTCATCTTGTCATTTACCGCTTGGTCTGCTATGCCCTGTTGTGTTGTGGTGAGCATCACACGGTGTGGGCTTGTACCTGATACTGAATTCCTGTATTCTTATATCAACAGCGAGGGAGAGAGGAGCCTTAAATGATGACTCGTAACGCAGCCGTCAAGTACATCACCTAGAACACCGTTGAGGGTGAGTTACCTAATTACTATCTTGTTAATTCTGACAGGGAGAGGAAACTATGAGCGACTGGTTGTGTCTTTCGCCTAACATGCTTAAGGTGATTGCGTCGTGTTCTGGCATTGTCTATTTTGTTGACGCGTCGCGTTGTTCAATCAAAATGAATGGTTTCAAGATTGACGTGTTACGTGGTGGCGATGAGTGGTATGTGGCTAGCGTGTCTCAACGGTTCTATGATTTGGTTGGTCGCTACGGTAAGTCGACTAATAGGGGAGATATTATTTATTTGACTGAACTTCAAATGTTTGGAGTACTTACGTACATGGCTAAGACGAACGGAGCAGAGTGATGAAGTGTCCTGACATGATGATGATGGTAATTCTGTTTTGTGTGGCGACGATTGTGGTGATGACCGTTGGGTTCACGTTCTTCGCTCTTGGAGTTGCCACTACCTACATCCCCGTGCAATACTGAGAGGTGCGATAGGTCCTCCTCTCCTATAGCAAGGCCCCGGCCAGCATGACGCTGGCCGGGGCCTTACCTTGCGGTCTCAGACCTGCTCTGAGACGTCTGCTAGGGCCTGCCACGCGGCTTGCGTGGCCGGGCCCCAGATTCCATCGTCTTCGACGCCCAGGGCGCGCTGCATGGCCTCAACAGTTCTGTCATGGGCTGCCATACTGGCTTCACCCCACACACCGTCCTGTGCGGTTCCTACGACTCCCTGAGCGTATGCCACGCCGAAGGGGAAGGACTGGCCTCCCCAGGTGGAGGCGCTCACGACGGCCAGGATGCGCTGCCTGGTGTCAGGACCGATCACTCCGTCAGGGTAGGCGCCGACGGCGCGCTGTAGGTCTTCCAGGCGCCTTGTGGGAGGGTTGATCGACCCTACCCCTGTGTCTGTCCACGGGAAGCGGATGCAGTGGCTGATATGGGCCCAGGGGCGGTGCTGGCGCATGACCAGTCCCCCGTCGTCCCAGGAGTACTCGCTGGTGTTGAACTCGATGGTGTTGACTCCGGTTGCGTCGGTGGACTCGACGCATCCGATGTGGTCGTCCTCGCCGTCGTCGTGCCAGTCGAATGTGACCATGTCACCGGGTCGGGCGGCGCCGGGCTCCACGAGCCAGCCACGAGCTCGTGCCGTGTTGACGCGGGCTGGGACGTAGGCGGAGTCGAAGTCGGTGATGCCGACTTTTCGGAGGCAGTAGGTCATACCCATGTCACAGAATGGGACGCCGCTCTGTCCGAATACGGCGCCGTGGCGGGTTGCGTAGTCGCGCCCGTACTTGGTGCCCGCTGCCTCATCGTTCCATCGGCTGTAGCCGATTTCCTCAGCGCACGCGTCAATGAACTGCTGTGCGGTTGCCATTACTCGGCCTCGTGCTTTCCCTGATAGTTGTTCTTGGGTGTGTTGACCGACGCGACGGCGAAGAACGCGGCGCCGATTGCGGTGAGTGCTGCTGTCTCATCGCCCTTGAGGTATCCCTTGACGGTGAGGTACGCCATGACGGCGATCATGAGGTTGTAGCACCACATTCGAGTGGTGGGGGACGTGACGGTCTCAATTACCTTGTTCATTGTTGATCCTTTCCAGAATCTGGTTCAGTAGGCGGGTGTGCTCATCAAAAGCACTTGTGCCGTGATTAGGTTGAGAATTAAAAGCAGCAGAATTAACCTTCTTCTCAATACTGTCCAGCCTTTCCATTACCCCCAATCTTCCGGGCACGCCTGGACGGGCAGGCTCTCCGTGCCAGTCCTCGAGCAGACACTCTAGCGACTTGAACTGTCGGTAGGTCCACCTACCTACAGCGACGATGGTCGCCGCTATGGTGATGAGACCGACAATTATTCCGATATCAATATGGGACGTCATTTGAACACTTCCGTGAATGTATTTCGGGACTTTGGGGAGTCAAACAGGATAAGCCCTCTTCTCCACCTGTTCCTCAACATTTGGAGAATTCGATCATTGCTTTTCACATAGATGTCACCCTCTTTCATTGCTTTGTGGTCAATGCAGTACATAACCTCATTCTTGGGCCTGTACTCCTGAATGGTAAACATAGGCAGGTCGGTCCAGACAGAGAAGCAACCATTTCGCGTGCGTATGGTGCAGTAATATTCAGCCTTACCACTTTTCTTGCCGATGAAGTCGTCAGTGTTGTCCTTGAACTTATTGCTGATAGCATACTCGGCATATGACTCATCGGTGCTCATCACGAACTTACCGAAGCGAGTGTTAGCAACGTCATTCTTGAACTGTGTGTCATCCGCGAAATGGCAGACGATGAAGCCGTCCCCGGCCTTGACGAACTCTGAGTTTGGGCGTAAGTCCCATTTGAGCATGTACGGGTTCATAATGCTCGCAGAGTTGGAGAGCATAAAAACCGTTGTCTTGTCCTTATAACGGTCTACGGTTAGGTAGAAGTTGTTGAAGACACGCACCTCATCATCCAGATACCTAATCTGAGGGTTCTCGATGATAAACTCATCAAAAATGACAGTGGTCACTAGCGGGTACGCTGTTGATTTCTGGGCCTGAGATGTACTGAGGACGGAGAAGTAACCGATGGTGTCCCATTTCTTGTCACCCTCCATTCGCATCACGGCATCGTTCCCGTGCACCGCGAACTCATACCCCGGAAACTCGTGAGCGATATCGTCGAAGAACGTGAAACGACCTTTCTGCTCCACGCGGTGACGGCGAAGATAGATGAACTGCTCACCTTTCTTGATCGCATTGCTGATAGCAATTTTCTTAGCACCGTAAGTTTTACCGGTACCACGACTACCTACGATCATGAGATAACGCGCACCGTATGAACGTATACGACTGAAATCGTAATAGTGTGTGATCTTCCCGTTCATTTCCTCTCCTACAGGATATGGCGCCTAACAGTCCACCATGCGGCGTCGTCAAGCATAAAGATTGAGTTAATGTGCGGCCCAGGTCTAGGCCCACCGTGACCAATAGTGTGTGAGCCGTCCCCCGTATACAGTTCCACGTGGTCAGTGTGCGGGTAACCGCCGCCCCAACTAATGACAATCATATCGGCTGTGGTCATCTGCGCAATCTGCGCAGGGGTAGGGTGGCCGTAACCCCTGAGAACCTCTGTGCCACGGTTGTACTGGTCGCCTGTCCACGTGCCAACGTTGATCCCCACCGTATCCATATAGGCCCGGTAGATAGTGCTTGAACAGTCACCGAAACCGGATTGATCAGGGTTAAGACGGCCAGGCGCCTGGAGGTAGGCGAATTTCATTTGCCGGTCATACATCCACTTGTACACGGCCCAGCGCTTCGACGCGGCATCCCCTCCCCCACCGCCCGGAGGAGCGGCGCCACCGCTACCACCGGCGTTGCCAGGAGTTGGGGCGCTACCGCCATTGCTGACGGTGTTACCGGACATGATCCATTGGCGAGAGTTCCCTGTAGGGTATGCGGTCACCGTCCCTGAGGTCGTGGAGATATGGAGCATGCCGCTGCCGTCGGACCATGCGTTCTTGACGCTCCCCGCGTTGGTTCCGCCGTTGGTGGCTCCCCCGCTACCGCCGTTTCCCGGATGCGACGGGGACGCGGCGCCGGGCGTGGAGACGCCGGAGGTGTCCTTGTTCTTAATGATCTGGTACGCCTGGTTGTACCTGTTCGGATATTTGCCGAGCACACCGTCATTCAGAAACCCGTGAAGAAACGCGTCCAGCGACGCATTACCGCCAACGTTGTTAGCGACGCGAATGGCGTACCGGGGCCCCTGGTGGTAGCCCACGCACCAGAGAATGAACGAGTCGGTGTTGGTGTTAGGGTCAATGCCCAGATTCTTGGCTGCCGTGAAATACCCCTCAAGGTCGGCGATCAACTGGGAGTCTTGCTCTTTGGCGCCTGCCCTCAGCAGAGGGAGAAGCGAGTCTCCCTCTGCCTTGGACAACCACCTGTTTGTCCACCACGAGTCGTTTCCGTGGGAGGACAGGTCGGCTTTAAGGGATGAGGCAACGCCGGCGAACTCTGTGGCGTGGGCGGCCCCCATTTTCTTGAGAATGTCGGCCGCCCTGGGACCGTACCACTGGGCAATACCCACGGTAATCGGGTCATTGTAGTTGATCGAGTCGTATCTCATACTCGATTCAACCGTGCCGATAGCCTTAATGGCTACTTTCTTCGCTGTCTCATCCCAAGCCACTTGAATCTCCTAGAAAATGCGGTAGGTCATGTTCACCTGATATGTCTGGTTAGCAGACAGGATATCACCCGCGTGCATCCCACCCGTCTTAGCAACATAGATGTACTTGTAAGTACGGTCATTGCCAATAACCGGCGACATAACCCCGTCATAAGGTCTCGCCCAACCTGGAAGGTCCATCAGTTTCACGTCATAACCCGCATTGGACGCGCCGATCTTAAACGTGCCAGTGATGTTCACGAAGTCATCGTGACGCTCACAGTTGAGGTAGTTGTAGTCACGCTGAATCGTGCTAGCCGAAAGCGTATGCAGGTCAAACGACGGCGGATTCAGGAACGACGGGCCACCGTTAATCCAGTTAATGAACAACTGCTTGACGTGCCGATACCCGGCTTCCGTCATGTGAACATTGTCCACGCCCTGGTCCCACGACTTGGCCTGTTCCTTACCGAAATGCAGCCAGGACCTTGACCCCTCGCAAACAATGGCACCGAACGGCTTACCCGCCGCAATCACCTCATAGGTACGGGACACGCAGGACCTAGCCATCTGAACGTACTCGTTCAGCGACGCCTCGTTATAGGTTACGGGCAGGACGTAGATGGTCGCGTTGGGGAAGTGCTGACGGACCAGCGAGAAGAACGTTCCCGCCTGGTCGGTGACGGAGTTCTGTGCCCGGATATCGTTCAGCATGTCAATGAGGAAGACGTACTTGGTGGCACGTTTCTTCTCATTACTCATTTGGGAGCGAGCGTTATTCACCTGAGTAATGAAGTTGTTATCAGGCGTGCTTGTGAAACCGCCACCTCCAATGGCATAGATATTGGGATTGACGCCCATATCCCTACACAGCCCCTCAGTCCATCGAAACGCCTCAATAGTGGCGTTAGACGAGCCAAACACGACGCCCTCAGTGAGTTTAGGGTCCTCAAGAAACAGGTCGTTGGCTTGTGCCTTCGTGTAGTAGTTATTCAGAATATTCTGAATATCTGACTTGACCTTCTCGATAGCAGCGTCGATCTTCTCAATCCGCTGTTTAGTGGCTACCTGGATACGAGATGAGTCCTTCATCGGCGCATCTACAAAGTCGCCATTCTCGATATGATCGAAGCGAGCATCCACAAGGCGCGCCTTGAACGACTCGATGAGTTCGTTCATCGCCTTGATCTTCTCATCGGTACTACGGCGTGAGTCGTTGAGGAATGACTCGAAGTCGTCCAACTTCTTCTTAGAGTCCTTAGACCACTGCTCGGCAATCTCGTTGATCCGCTTGACCATCCCCTCAACTTCCTTGCCGAAACCCTCAGCATAGGTGATGGTATCAATCACGGCCTTACGAATACGCTCAAGAATCTCGAGAACGGTCAGACCGTTGTTATAGGTGAACGGTGTGGAATAAGGGGTAGTAGGCGGGTTCAAGCGGTACAGAGCAGCGTCAATAGCGCTCACCCGGGGGTCGTTAGTATCCATACCAATCTGCTCCAATCATGTCAGTAGGTGGCGTCCAAACAAGCATAAACAACGGCTCAAGTTGAGCAATCACCATCATATCAACATTAACAATAGCGTCGCGATGCGCCTGAATAAGCGACGCCATAGACCCAGAAAAACCTTCCTGGGAGGACGTGCCCGTCCCGTCGCTCGAGGAGGTCGACGACTGAGACCCGCCGCTCTCGCTGGTCGACTTGACACCAGTGAGAGACGTCGAGTCAGCGGCGCCCGTCGCGTAGTCCCCGTTACCGGAAAGCATCACCTGAGGAGTCTCGGACTGGACGGCCCGTGACTTTGCGTCCGTGGAGGACGTGGAGTTCCCGTGCTCGCTGGTCTCAGCACTGGTCCTGGTAGAACCGGTGCTTGAGTTCTTTGAGGTCATGCGGACGGTGAGGAACGGATCACGCTTGGTGAGTTCCGCCTCGTACATCTGGTTGTAGTAGGGCATGATCTCATTCATCTTAACCTTTAACTGGAAAAGGAAGATATCAATGGTCTCGTGCCCGATTTCGTTAAACCAGAAATGCGTTTTGATCTTAGAGTTCAGTGTTGATCGGTAATCCTCTGAGAAAATAGGGTAATGGGCCAGCGCGTCGTCTATAAGGCGTTCGTCGATCTTTCTCAGTTCTGTCGTGTAGTTACTCATGAGGCCCTCCCAGATCGGTGCTGTTAACGGATTCCTGGTCAGCGAGCGGGTTCATCTCAGTCATCGGGTTCAACTCCTGCATGTCCGTAGTGCCGGCTGAGTCATCGAGGTTCCACGTGACGTCAACATTCAGCCCGTACTTGGCGTTAATCCACTCGCACGCATACTTGCGCGCTTGCAGGTTCACGGCACGCATGGCAAGCACCTGACCAGAAGAACCACTTGCCTCCTCTACAACCATCCTTTCTTTCTTCGAGGAATTGACGTTCATAATTCCGAGCAGGGTGAGCGCCTCATTCCAGGTCTTAACCTTTGCTTCCATCACATTGGGCAGGTAGTCCTTGTTGATTCCCGTGGAGATGGAACTAATCTTGTCCTGCAAGGTGCCTATTCCGGTAGCGGAGGACACCTCAGCAATCATCGGATTACCCTCAGCCAACTGTTTGTACGCATCCATAACCGACTTACGTTCGTTCGTGTCAGCTGTCAGGAGGACCGGCACTCTCATGTGAATGAGGTCAATCTCAGTTGTAGTGTCAATCTCTGCAAGACGGTTCGCGTACACGCTGATAATGTCGGTATCTCCGGTGCGCAGATAGTTGTTCCAGATAGGGACACAAAGGTCAGCCTTCATTGTCTTGTTGACCATTGTGTTTCCGTAGACAATGAACTCGGTCGGGTTATTGTACATGTTAGGTGTACCCATACCGGAACCGCGTAATGCAAAATAACGACTGAACTCATCGTCCCAGAAAAACACTGACAATCCCTGAGAGAACAAAGTCATCTCAAGAAACCGAGGATCAATCTCCTCTGGAAGACCAGTCCAGTGATACCGGTTCATACACATTTCGGACAGTACGCGAGCATACATCCTCGTAAGAACCTGACGGCGATACTTGCCCGGCTCGATGGTCATTTCCTTAAGGAAAGGCGCGTAGATCGCCTCTCCAACAAAATCTGTTCTACTCACTTCAAACTTCCTTCCTTGTCCCAGATAATAGCCTCATTGTCTAGCGATACGTCACCATAGAACTCACTGTCAGACATAGGAGAATGCCATACCGTCACACCTTTCTCAAGGATACCGCGAAGAGTGTCAATGTACATCTGAGGGCAGGACGAAGAAACAATGCGAACATCATGGCACTTCCAGTAACTAAACCTATCCATCGTCTGTAGCCGTGGCGGCAACTGGGAAAGGAAGAAATCGCACGCATACCCGTAACGCTCCCAGAACTGTCCCTGCCTACGAATAACGTCAACCGACACCATCTTCAACTTAGCGAACACGAGAGCACCGTTCATAATCCAATTGAACGGGTCACCGCCATTAGCACTAGACACTGACGGGGGAGTGATCTGCGCATCTCGCACACTTGCGTTAATAGCCGCAATCTGCTGCTGATAGTCGCCCTGTGACGCCCATTTAGCCAGATCACGGTTGGCGGCCGCGTTGGTGCCAGTGAGCATGTTCTGCTCACTTTGGTTAGCGCGAGTAAGGTTCTGTGAAATGACATTTCCCAGATTTCTAGCATTAATGTCAATGCTAGTAGAGATATCAGACGTTACCTGCCCCTGAACATACCCGCCCAACTGGCCGATAGCAGACATTGGATTGCTTAACGCTGTTCCAGCAGCACCTCCAATACCGGAGATCGCACGATTGGCACTATTCACCTGCTGGTGGGCCATCTGAGCGGTATTAGCCAGCGCTGTATTAAGGTTCTGTGCGCCTAGGTTGTTCTGCATGATCGCGTTACCGGTACGAATGCCCCGCATGGTTGCATCGAATGACGTATCGGCTGCGCGAGTGGACTTGTCGAGCCCCCAAGTAGCGGCGTTACGGTTCTGCGCAATTGAGTGAGCGTGGGACGCATACCAGATCATGCTCTGGTCATTAACAACTGGAACGTGCGGAAAGTTGTCAATAACCATCGCCTCATTCACGTACTCAGTGTCGGTCTTCCACGCTGTATCGTTCTTGTCACTGTTGTACCCGTCTACATAGGCAACAATACGAGGGGACGGCGGAAGCAACTGAAACTCAACCCTAAGTTCAAGTCTCTTTCCCCAGTTGAGATACTCGGGTGAAACCGTGAGAGTTTGCCCGTTATTGAACGACAATTCAATGTGCATGTATGGAGACGTGTAAAACTTAAAGAACCGCTTGAGCCTTTTAAGGTTCTTTCCCTTAATGTTATTGTTGTTAGCCTTAAAGAAATCGGGCAACTTTGTCGGGTGAAAGTCGTATGCGACTTCAACATTCTGAAAGTTGGAACTGTTTGTTATACGCTTCAATCCGTAATTGCCCAACTTACCTGTGATGGTCTCTCCACTAACAACATTGGCGGGGACGTAGTAGATATCTTGAATCCCTTGTGACACCCACGGAGCGTCACTCAGTTCCTTCATAATCTTAGGAAGATCGGTCAATGAGCACATATAGTATGATGCGCCAGAAATGAGAGAAATTGATTGCTTGAGTGCCGTCGCGTCCAAGTGGGGTACGGTGCTAGTAACATTAGCGCCAGTAGCCGCATACATTGAAGGGTTGCCGGTAGTTCCGAAATCGGCGTTAAGGTTAGTGGTAGAAATAATGATCGCCACATAGTCGAATTGCCGATTAAAGTCGTTAACCTTTCCGGTCACAAGATTACCGAACCAACTCCGATAAATAGTCTGTCGCTCACCAAGAGAGAAACTCTCAGGCTGTTTGAGCCATAAACGCGCGTGCGTCTTAAAGTAATCAAAATTCCAATGCTCCCTCAGTTCCTTGGCGTTCTGCTCAAGACAGTGTGACCGCTCGATATATGCTGACCGGAACTTGACTCGATTGTGGTACGTCTGCCACACGTCAAGAGAAATATTTAACTGAGTAGTCTCGGGAGCAACGTAGTCTACACTGTGAATGAAGTAAAAGAATGTCGTGGCCCTATTCTCCTGAGAGATCGGAAACGCATCGTTCTGGACAATGAGGTAATTGAAAGTGTTGGCCTCACTGAACGGGATATTAATCCTCACAGGAACATTCTGTGCACAATAAGTAAGATGATTGATCGAAATGGTGGGGATGTTACGGTTTCGGTTGTAGTCCCGAATGTACTTAATCGTCTCCTCTGCACCGTCAAACCAGTAAACATCCCTATACATCGAGTCCCACGGCACGTTACACAACGTAACCTCAGTACCCGGTCCCCACACCGAATAATCGAACTGAGTGCCAAACGAAGCACCATTCGGCAGAGAATTAATCGTCGGCATATCTCCTCCAAACTGAAATGGGCACCGCCCAGGAGGACGGTGCCCATCAGTATAGGAGAGAGTCAGCCGTTAAGGCCAGCCGCATTATCCTTAGGAACAATGCTCAACTGCTGAGTCTTGGTCACGTACCTACCCGTAGCCGAGTCAATCCAAGAGACCTTGACGCGTGCAATGACCAACTGACTGGTCTCGTTCGGACTCATGTAGATAAGCCCGTCGTTGTCAATACGAGTACCCGTATCCTTGTTACCCTCAATCGACCACTGCTCAGTGAACTCGATATCCTCCTGGCCAGCCTTGAGGCCTGTCAGGACCGCCTCCAACTGGGCCGTACCGCCCTTGACCATGCGGGCAGACGTCTTATCCACGTTACGCACGTCCTGCTCGTTGGAATCGACGACAAACTGAATTCGTTCAATAGTGACCGAACTAGCAATCTCAATCGAGTCCCGAGCAGTATCGGGAGCAGTGGAGAACTTGACAATAGGCGCGAACGGGGAAGCGGAGATAATCTCCCAGTGATGCAGGAAGAAATTAGTCTGCCGAGAAATCGGGTTAAACTCGGAGGTGGTCTCAAGAGACGTATCAGCGATGACGAAGAAATCCTTAGTGGTCAGGAAAGCCTGAACACCATTCATCGCAATATCCTCCTGACGAATCTCGATAATACGAGACGGAACGTCAGCGTAAGACACGTTGAACAGGACGGCCAGAGCGTTCACGTCAAGGCCCGACTTGACCTCAGGCGTAGCGAACAGGATAAGGTCCTCAGGCTTAGCCGCGATAGGCATCTTAGCCCCGTTGAACCGCGTAGAAAGGAACTGCATGTTACCAGCAGTAGCCCGAATCTTACGCAGCAGAGAACGAGCCTGGGGCTCCGTTGAATCCATCTTAGCAACGTCGGGAACGTTAACGTTGAACATCGGATACTTGTTATCCATAACCCGGAAAAGAGCACTCATCATGAGGTACTCATCCCAGTTATCCGCCGTAGTAGGGGAGGACATGATCTGCTGAGTCAACTGGTCAAGCCCGGACGGATCGAGGAAAGCACGCTTGAGCGTGTTATCGTCAATCGTGATCTTGTAAAAGTCCTCGCGGTCCACAGTGTGGAAAGCCGTAGCCACGTCAAGATCGGCGCGGCCAAAGATATCGCGCTCAAGGTAATCACGGTCATGGCTGTAGTGATTAGCCTTGACGATACCGACCTGAATCTCCTCGATAGTGTCACCGAACTCGAGGGCGCCGCGCTTGAGTTCACTCAGGGGGTTATACCAGATCGCGTTACGCGCGTACACGAGCCCAATACGGTTAATGAGGGACTCAATGAACTCGTTCTTGCTGGGACGAAAACTGAAAATCGCATCAGCAACGTCCGCCACATTACCCTTAGTCGCAGCAGGAATTCGCTTGTGGTAGTCAAGCGAAGCGTCGTTGCGAATAGCGTTAAGAATATTAACGTTATCCGCGTTACGGACCTTACCGTAATACCGTCGTGCCATTACTTCTTCTCCTCATCGTCTGAGTCGCTAGTGGAAATGAGGTCGTCAAACGTAACGCCCTCGTAATCGGCCGCACCATCCTCGCCAGGCATCTTACTCGCAGCATCGCTAGGGTCACTACCGGGCTGCGCCATGAGCAGGTCATAGTTCTTACCCTTGAGGTCAGAGATCATCTTCTCTTTCTCCTCAAGCATGCTATTCAGGTCCGTCATCTTGGAATCGAAACCACCAGCAAAATCGGTCATCTCATTCCAGATGTTCGAGAGATTATCGAGCGTGTCGGAGTGGTCCGCTCCGAGAATCTCCCCCAAACCACTAAGGGCAGCACCGAACTTACCCCCAATATCATCAAGAAACCCCATTTATCTTCCTTTCCGTGCACAAAAAGATATGGCGGGTACTTACGTACCCACCATATCACTGCGGAGAGAGACCAGACAGCCCCAGGAGGTGTCAGCCCATCAAGTACCGAGCGGTTTCAGCCGGTGACATCCCGGTCACTTGCCAGTGCTCGCCTTGATCTCCTCCACGCCCTTAGTGACAATCTCCGTCAGAATCTCGGGAACCTCACGACGGAGAGTCCAGTGAGCCTCATCCAGGGCCTTGGCAATCTCCTCGGGGATAACGACGGAAACGGACTTGTAGCCAGCCTTAACGCGCGCCATGTTTTCTTCTCCTCTATCTGAGTGTGAATGTTGTGTTAGAGAGTACCACTCCTCCGGGAACTCTCTTGGGTACCAGTTTACCGTCCCACGTTCGAGGTGTCAACAAGTCCTCCAAGCGAACTTTCGCGGCAATCTCAGCCGGCAGTCCAGCAATGTGAACGTCATCATGGTCGCCGAACCGCTCGCAGTACTGCTTCGCACGCAGGAACACGGCGTCATCAAACGGCTGACCGTCATGCTCCACCTTCCAGGCACCCAGTTCCGTGGGATGCAGGTACAGGTCCGGCTCCTCGGGGCCTAGTAGGTGTAGGGAGTCGGTGTCGCAGTACAGGAACCGATCGTAGTTCGCTTGAGCGCTGTTAATCAAGTCCTGGCGAGCATAGGCGGTGATGAAGGCGCCCATGGCCGTGTATACAGGATTGCTCTCCTCGTGGTCGCACATAGTGAGTTGAACGGTACCGTTCTCATCCAGATATGGGCGCTTGCCGGTAACGTCAGTATTCTTGGCAAACTTCCCATACAAAGAGTTAAGGTGTAGTTTAGCGATGGTTCTCGCCCCTCCCGTGCTGTTTGCTTTCACAGCCATCCACTTATCAATGTAATCGTTAAACAGTCCCTCTGTCGCTTTGAAATTCCAGCAGCCACTAATCGAGTAAATCGTTATGTCGTACTGCTGCATCCACAACTCAAGGTCAATAGACGTAATAGTGACCGTTGTGGGTTCAGGTACCGACTCAAGAAACTCGTTAGCGTTGAACTGTAGCGAGCGCTTTAGTTGAATGCAGGGCAAGTGTCCTGGCTTGAGTTTCGCAGTAAACGTTATCGAGATTGTGTACAGGTCAGCATCAGGGTCCTCGCTCTCAGACCACCAGGGACGCCCGTAGGGGAGCGGCTTCGTCCTCATGACCCACGGGTACATCGAGTTCTTGTCAATGACGATGCCAGGGCCTGTCCGCTTTCGCACCCATTGCTTTGCTGGCATTGCAATACCTCCTCTGTATGCTGCCCTAATATCATCATCTACTGTCTTCGACAGAGTTGGGAACGTTCTGCCGAATCCTTTCCCGTGTAGAGACTTGAACTCTGCCAGTGAGTCGGCTCCAACGGTCAGTTTCGTCATTCCACTGGCGAGAACTACGCGCATCGCTTGAGACATGATGTAGATATCGTTGTACAGGTATTTCCATTCGTCTTCCGTGGGCAGGTAGCCGATAGGCCGTTCAGCCTCATAGTCAATCTCTCCCTTAACGGACTCAAGGTTGAACGCCTTGGGCACGTCTCTCACAGGGAGTGGAATTTTCTTGAGCGAGTCCCTGAGTTCCGCTTTCACACCGTCCTTTGAGACGATAGTGATGGAGTAGAACTTGTTCATATTGCTAATGACCGTGGAGAACTCACCTTTTCCTGGTTTGTCGGCTACCCATTTATATCCACTCTTGAGGATATGGTCGATAATGAATAGACCATCGAACGCAAGATTATGGAAGAACGTCACATTAGGCGCAGATAGGAGATATGCGACATAGGCGCCAACTCCTAACCCGACCTCATAGTCCTCGTAGTCGTTGACTGCCATGCTTCCCCATGACCACACTCGGCAGTCAAGAGGGTTAGTTGTCGTCTCGAAATCTGCGCACCTAGCGTTAGATATCGAGTGTCTTGGCATACTTGTAATACTCCATTGCCCTGCCTATGGATTGCTCACCGCGCTCCATAGCGGAATCAATCATCCCGTCTGAGAGTTGATTAGACCCATCAAGAACTCTCATCTGCATCATCATGGCGTCGTATTTAAGTGCCAACTCATTCGGGAAATCTGTGTAGGCCCAGATAAACCAGAACTGTTCATCGGACAGAGAATTGAACTTAACGCGCAACTCCTCATCTCCAATGGTATCCATCATGTCATTCATATAACCGCGGGCCTTAGACACGAGTTCCCTACTCGTGTACTGACGGCGAATATCGTCATTGCGAAGCGCGATCATCTTCGCACCCTCAGTGCCCATAAGTTGGGTGGGGGAGTAGATCTTGAGTTTCTTCATACCGTCATACGCTTCGGTACCGTGCACGGGATGAGTAGGTGTCATCATTGCGCGCCGTTGCTTGACCGTCATCCCCAGCGGCTTGATATAAACATCCTGATACTTGGCCTGTTCAGCGTCAACGCTGTTATTGATCTTCCTCACGGAGTTCACGTAGTTACGGTATGACTGCCTGGTCACGACGGTTCCGCGAGCACCCTTGTAGTAGCCAACGTGACTTTTACGGAAATAGGCTTGCTTCTCTAGAAGTTTCTTAAGCCGGTCACCTGACATCCTAGAAATGGCATCCTTACCCACGCGAGGATCGTATTCCATCCCGCTAATGTCGATACCGTAGTCCCCTTTGGCCATGCGCTTGATCTTACGAGTCACCAGTGACTCAGACTTCAACGCGGCCTTACGCAACTCGATTAGTTCGTCCTTGCTATACCTCATGATAGATCCTCCCCGCCCTCCCTATGGAGGACGGGGAGGACTCTAGCAGCCAGCGGCTAGGCGACGTCAGACCAGCGTCAACTTATAGAAACGGTTCTTGCCGGACCCCTCCTCAGTCACCCGCACCTTGAGCGGAGCGGGCCACTGGGAGGGCTCTCCCAGGAGGGTGAGGATGCGCTTAGCAGCGTTGAAGATCGGCCCTGAGAACGCCTGGTAGGCGTCTCCTGAGGGGGTGATGAAGATGGTCCGCACGGCCGGCTCGATCTCGCCGGTCTTCTCATTGACGAACTCCGTGGACTCGATCACCAGGTCCGCGATCTCAAACGGCTTACCGGAAAGATCGGAAACCGGCTTGGCGTCGTTGACGGCGTTGAAAATCTTCGCCTTAGTCTCAAAGTCATCGCCCTTAACGGTAGTGAAGATTCCGTTAGTGGCGGCCATTCCGGCAAGCGGGTTAGCGGAGGTGCTGGTGGTAATCTCGGTGCTCATTTGGTCTTCCTCCTAGAAGAGTGTCTCTTGATTGTCCTGTTCCTTAGTTTCTGTTGGTGCTGGTACCGCTAGGAACAGGGGTTTAGCGGTCCAGAAGATGAGGAGTGAAAGCATCTCCTGCTCGGATGGTTTCTCATCGTAGCCGTAGATGACGGTTGTGGGCTGACGACCCTTAGGCTTGAAACTAACTACCGTGGCGTTAATCTCATTCCTGTATGAGACGGTCCCGTATTCACATGTATAGAACGTGTCCGATACGGTTGAGTACCTGATAACCCTGAACTTATGCGGGTCCAGTTGCTCATCAATCGCCAACCAATACGAGATATTCGGTACCAGAGTATCGGTCAACTGTTGAGCCATGACCGCTTCCTCGGGTGATCCTCGATGTGACCGAACACCTCCACAAGGCGCCTGGCAGACAAACCATACAGCGAAGCGAAAGCCTGCCGGTCAGTCACACGAGTCGGACACCCGCCAGGCACCCAACGACCTTCTACCTTCTCAATCACAAGGTTCCCCGACCAGAGCGGGCCCTTGTGGTCCCTGATGTCCTTCTCAGACAAGCCGCAGTTCATAATCAATACCTCCTGGTGAACAGATTCTATCCACAGCGTTGTCAACGGAATCGCCGGCATACACCATTTTGTTTCCAATGTATACGCTAATCACAGTTCCCGGATATCTATAACAATCTCCAATTTTTCCAGCGGAGACCTGAACTGACTGTACGCCCGATCTATCGCCGTCCCCAACCTCTCCAACCTGTGATCGCAATTCACCAGTTCCAGAAACCGTGCTGCTGCAACGAACGACCATGTTCTAAACATCTCCTCTCCGTCGTCCAGAATAATAAACTCTTCATTCCGCGATCTGAACATCACTCACTCACAGATACTAACCTGCTAATTACGTCAAACGGATGAGCGTTGCATCACTGAACATGTAATCAGCGAACATATAAATGAGATAACACAGATAAATCTCTGTCACTCATCTGACTGCCCCTTAATAAGTGACACTATCTCATCGGCCACCATCTCAGCCAAATAAGACTCATCCTCACCCGGAACAATCTCAAGCGAAAACACCCGCTCCCCAAACAAAGACTGAGACCTATCAACCACTAAGACCGCTTCGCACGAAGCATCCTCAGTCCACAAAGTAAGGGACCCATCCTCAAATTCGAGTTTAGGACAATAGTCTTCAATGATCAATGCTGAAAAAACATTCATCATCGCCTTAACGGTCACCTGTTGAATATCCACGATTCCTCCTCTCACCCTGAGGGCCTTTCCCTCAACGGCGATGACACAAATATACGAATACAGAAAACACGCGTCAAGCCCACACCGTGTGATGCTCACCACAACACAACAGGGCATAGCAGACCAAGCGGTAAATGACAAGATGAGAGCAG